GCTTAGGTTTTCTTTCTCGGTTTGAAGATCACCAAAGTCAAGTTCCTGCATAATTTCTGCCATGAGTATATGTTCCTTTGTTAAGTAAGGTTATATTATCGGAATCCGATATTATTGTATAGCCGTTCAAGAAGTTATTAGTTTCTTGTAGTCTCCTTTCTGTTATGGGACGGCTTAGGCCCAGTTAAAGATTGCGCTTAGATTGTTTAATTAACGATATTATTGATTGATATATGGTACGCATTTCAGATTGTATAGAACCATCTAACATAGCAGCTCCTATTCCAGCTGCAACTAAATTTTCTAATAACAACAGTTCTGCAAATGATAAAGTTAGTACGTGAATGTCTTCGTCTTGTGCATCGAGATTTCTGGCTATCATTAAGAATCTCCAGTTTATTTCTCTTTTTGTATAATTTTGGCAAGTTCGTAGAATGATTCAACGTCTAACTCGTTCTCTTGGGCGGCTTTATGCTTGTCCCACCATGATTTAATATCTGCCCGTAGCTTGATGTCTTGTCGTAATTTCGTGTCACGTTGGGCCTTTAAAACATCGTAGTACCACACACATCTTTGCCCGATTTTCTCTGGGTCTATAGATGGTTCAGTTATCGCTGCTTCCCTGCTAGCTTTTTGCTGATAAGATTCATTTATTTTGTTCATGATAGTTCCTTAGTGTTAATTGCTCCGAAGGTTTTAAGCCATTCACTAAGTTGTTCATATTCATTAAATACAGGAATGTTATGTTCGTTAGCGTATTTTAGTTCCACTTGTGTTCCAGCAGATTGGCCTGGAAGATGGAATAAAACATCACATAAAGACAACCAATGTAAATCGTATTCTAGCCACACATCTGAATTGTGTGGTTTGACTAAATGCCAAAACCAAGTGAGATGAGGTATATGAGGAATGTGACCATCTAAAAGAAGACGATCTGCTACAGTTAAAACATTGCGAATGTTGATAGCAGAGTCTTCTAAAAGAAGTGGTCCTGCTAAGTATACTCTGGATGCATTGAGATCTGGTGTAATTTCATTAGGTTTCATAGTATCGTCTCTAAGTTTTGTTCTATTTCTGGTTGTAAATCGAGTCTACGTGTGCGCGCAATAGCTAGTCCATTGGGTCTAGTTTCCCAAAGGTAACCAGTCTTATCACCCTTTCCTTTTACCTTTGCGTGGAGGACTTCATCGAAGTAACCTGGAAGACGTAAGGCAAGTTGTCCGGTCAAGGCTGGTGTTATTTTAATTACTCCGGTAACTTCGTTTTGATGTGTGGATTCATGGCATATCATTATAATATTTTTATTCATGGAACATAGTGCTTCTACAAATTTGATACCTAAGCGAAGAGCTATACCGTAGTCTGGTTGTGATGGAGCGGAGTCGAGGGGTTTGTTATTACTGAACATAACATGATCTAAGATGGAGGCATAGAGTTCAGTAAACGAATCTACTACTACGGTTTTTAATACAGCTGGATCCATTTTGTTTAGCTTTTGTAATTCTTTTTTACATTGGTCATACATTACTGGACCTTCTTTTTGTCCAACAAGACCAAGTTTGTTAGGTTGAACGCCTCGAAAATCTCCGTTGGGGAACGATTCGTGTAAGGCTGCTGAGCCTTTATCGAGGTCAAGCATGTATGCTGGCAAGGCGTCTTTGGGTAAGGTACGCAAAGACAGTGTTTTGCCTGTTCCGGGTTCACCGTAGATCATAACCTTACGGCGGCCTTTAGGTGCTGGTTGTGAGAAATCTATTTCGTTCATTAAGTTACCTCTTGTCTGTGTCCCAGTGGTCAATGGTGTATAGCATATTGCGAGCTGCATTACGCCGTGAAGGTTCGGTGTCACACAATTGAAAATACGTGCATAAACGATTCCAGTTTGTGCAGGGTTCTTTTCCATACAGGGGCCAGATGTCTGTCTGATCGCAGAGTAACATCATTTGAGCTGTTTGGAGTATTCCTGCTTTCCATTCGTCTATCATGCTGGGATCTGCTTTGATATCTGATCTAAAGTAATCATTGTTTTTTGGTTTGAGCAGTAAAATATCTACGAGTAAGTGGTCTGCTGATTCGGTTGGAGAGATTGTATTAAATCCCCAGATGTAACCTCGGAATTGATTTGATAGGGCATAGGCTGGGACAAGGTATTGTGATTCCCAGGAAGAGGTTTTGTGATCCATGAGGATTATTTCACCATCTTCAGACCGAAGTACTTTGTCAATCAAACCTCCGTAATAGACTTCGTAATCGTTGATGGCCCCGAGGGGAGCTATGAAAGATAATTCTGATTGGACTCGATCGTATTTTCTGTCTGCTTCGTACCAACGATCCCAGTAGCCTTCTATGACTTCGACGCCGCGTCCTGGAGTACGTTTCTTATCTTCAGGTGGATCAGCAAATACTTCAAGGAATCGAGCTATCGCTAAATCGAGATTTTGTTCATTGAATAGGGTGTCTAATGCTTTGTGGATAGCGATTCCAAATGAGAGTTCAACAGGCATTGGTAGAGATTTTTCTTCGGAGAATCCGTATCCTTCCGGTTGTGCTATAAGTCCTTCTTTTATGCGATAGGCGTATTTTTGAGGGCACTCTCGAAATGTAGATAGGGTATAGTTGTCTAGTTTGATTGTTTTAGCGTCATGGTCGATTCCTGTTTTCATTCGGGATTGTCTCCTGTTGTGTTTTTTAAGTATTCAGCCATTCTGGCTTGTAAACTGTCTATTGTAATGTCGGTTGGTTTAATTTTGTTTTCTTTTCGCTCCTTCTTTTTTCGGGTTGATGTAATAGAAGTGGAATGAAACAACCGATCATTTTCGAGTTTGTCAAGGGCGTCAAGAAGTTCTTCATCTGTAGCGGTCTCGACGTCTATGACGTATTGGGGATCAGTTGGTATGTCTGGAGCTGGTTCAAGCATGGATTCTGGCACACAGGCTCGAGATGTGTGTGGTAAAGGGTGGAGCCAATAACGTGTGGGGTCATCAGCTGAGGGTTCATCTACAATTCTGATTTCAGATTCAAACACAACGTAATCGCCTTTTTTATAGCGAGAAGAATTTTCTGTCATTTTGGCCTTTCAATCGTTGACTATATCTCTTTTTAAGGTGGGCATGGGTAGCTTGAGGAGTCTACCCATGCCCGTAGGGAATCTTAACTGGGACTTATTCACCAAGACAGTACACCACGCTGTCGATTAAGATTCCCGTTTGGTTGGTGGATTAAAATGCTTGTATAAGGCTGTTTTAAAATGTTTTAGAGCTATGTCTCGTGGGATTATGTACATTGAATCACCTGTCGGTGAGACTTCGTCGGCTTGGTATTGATCGCATTTGGAGTTTGTATTAATAGCAAGATCGTATTCAATATAGATCTTGTCGTTGAACATTTGTTCAATTCGGCTTTCTATGTCTGCGGTGTGCCATGTAAAATATTCATCGTCGTATTGGTCAGTTGATAGGTTAGCTACGACACAACCAAGAGGACAATATAATTGTTTAGCTTCGGGATTTGTGCCGTAACTTTCATCAAAATGAAATGCATCTGATAAAAGGAATTCTTTTTTTTCAGTTGCTTCTTCTACCATGTTCCAGATTTGGTCTAATGTGTGGGGGTGAGGTATGGTTGAGTTGGTCATTTTATTAGTCCTTTGCGTCTATTATGTGATAAATGTATCCAATGAATATTATTAGAAGCACCCAATCTATTAGAGTCATATTGAGTAAGATGACTATAATATCGGATTTCGATATTATTCGGCATCGTCAGTTCCTATCTGGTTTACGTGAATAGCTTCGGTAAATACATGAGGATCGAAATTAGGATTGTCTTTGCGAAACATTTGTATTAACCTATTCCCGTAGAGTTCTGTTATTGCGTGAGCTTCTGCGTGAGATGTAGCGAAACAACCTGTGATTAAGTCTATTTCTTCTATTTCACGAAGTATCTTCGCTATTTCGCGGTAGTGGCGTCTTGTGAATTTAGGACTCATTTGAATTCTCTGAAGGTTTTTTAACTATGTCTAAGTATGGTTCGTGGCCGAGTTCTTGGGTTAACGCGTGTTTCTCATTAATAACTTTATTAATCATGTTGTCGTGGTCACTTGTTGTGATAGGATAACCCTCGTGTACGTCGGCGAGGTCGTCAAGGTCATTATCCGACAGTGTGTCGAAATGGTGTCTGAAAGAAGGTTTGTTTCTCATTCTATCACTTCCTTTTGTAATTTACGTTCTAAGTAAGAATTCATTGCGTCTTGTAATACCGTTATATCTATGTTTCCTAAATCGTCCTTAGCGGGATCACGCCTGGGTGTGAGATTACGTTTCTTTTTTGGACGAAATTTAACTGGAATGAGATTCTTAGGATCTGTATAAGACTCCATTAAATCGTCCTCGAAATGTTCCTTGTACAACCATCTGTCTTCACCCATATCACTCTTATAGAACCGTTTGTGTACTTGTGTCTTGTATCGCCAGCCTCGATGGTGAGGGATTAACTCAACTATCTTCCCTATATATGTGGAACCATCGTCTCTTGGTCCTGATATTAATAAATCAAGGCGATACTTGGGTCTATGAGCTTGTTTAACGTATTGAGTCTCTAACTCTCGTAAGGATGTCGTTAGAGTGTCTATGTTTTCTTTCATGTGCTCAATACGTTGTCTTAAGTCTTTGTTTGATAGTGAAGGCATTGGATTTCTTTTGATAAAGGTTTTTTCTACTTCTTTCAGCTTAATTCACGTTTAATTTTTGGCGTAAGTTATTGTTTTTATTAGACTTACGCTTCTTTCTACATTTTCACACGGACCGCTTAAATGTAAGGGGTAGTGTTTTAATATATATAATATCTATATTAAACAACTTCCTTAGCCCTTATATTTAGATGTAGATTGCGGGGTGTGAAATAAGGGAAAAAAGCGTAAGTTATTGTAAACATTAGACTTACGGCGTTAATTTGCCGTGAATTAAGGGTGAAAGAAGTAGAAATAAGTTTATGGTTGTTAAGGATATTTAGGCCAATTTCTTAAGTAATGCTAACTGCTTCCTCACGGCAGTATAGTCAACCTTGGCCCGGCGTCTTGGCGCAGTTAAGTTAGTGTATGCATCTGTGACCGCTGGTGAGCTTATTTCTGTATCTAATTTTATCACAGAACCAGAACTTTTTTTCTTATTGGACCTAAATTCTCCAATTTGATCTGCTGAATCTGAGTGTGTGTCTTTCATGAGTGATCTCCTAAGGTGTGAGTGAGTAAAAATTCTTTACCTTAACTAACTAATTCTAACTAACAACCAACCAACCAAGTGTAACTGAGTAGTTTATTAAGGGAGTAGTCATTTTATTGAGATGACTACCCAAACTGAAGCAGCGAACTCGTCCTTGAGTCCGTTGCTCTTGCTTGGTGTAGAAAGCTACCCCAGCCACTGGGTTAGAATTATGAGGGTGATCGCTAATCCTAAGATGATTGCGGTGTTTTTAAGAAGAAAGATCATTATGGTCCTCTTCTAAGGTATGAATGACAAAATTTAGTTTGTCAAAGTCTAAAATTGCATCTTCAACGTAATCTGTTAAGGTTAGAGTTTGTTGCAGGTAACGGCGTTTTCTCATACGTTTGGATAATTCTTTCAAACGCCTGACACACATACAAACTTTTTGTTGCTTATTTAATGTTTTCATATTAATGAATCTTCGTTACAGGAACGCTCACTCTTAATTGAACGGTAGCGTTAAGATCAAAAACATCTTGGTCGATTGTGGTTTTTGTGTTCCAAGCGTCTCGCGCAATGGTGATTTCTTTGACTTCCATTACAAGAGCACCGTCACTCAAGGCGGCGTTAAACTCATGTACGAGAGATTCAACTATGTGAGTGAGAGTATTGTCAGTTGTGAGTAATGTGCGTGTTTCAGTCATTTTATTTTCTCCTTAAGTTAATTAGTTATGTTGAGAATACGATGTGCGTAAGTACGAATACCCTCTGCGGTTCCTTTTTTTACTCTGCCTTCACGTTCGTATCCTGCAAGATATTGAATAGCTTCTTGTAGACCATAAAGGCGGAAGTCAGCGAAAAATTGCCCTGTAATAGAGATATTGTAATCCGTTAGATGATCCAGTTCCATTTCAATGCCACGGATCTTTGAGGTATTTTGTTCGTGGTCTTCTTTCTCAAGTTCGTTCAACTTAATTTTAGTTCGATTGTTGTTAGTTTTCTTTACCTCTTTAACAGCTTTGTCCAATAGTTGAAACGCTTCTGTGATGTGGTTTGTGTTGTAATGAAAAACTTCATTCATGTTATTTTCTTCCTTTTGTGGTGTGGTTTGTGGCATAACGAAAAACTTCATTCCTTACTGTGATCCAAAGATTGTTGATCATTGGTGCGAGGTCATCTATTTCTATTACTACCGCTGAGGCACACTCACCGTCAGCGGTGTCCCCAACGCCAAGTTTTAAAGCTGCTTGAGCAGCAACTTTAGCTGAGTTTAATAGCCGTTGTGGACAATTATCTTGGATCAGCATTGCTTCGCGTTCAGTTAATTCTATGTCGATGTGTAGTAGCATTATGTTCCTAATTTAATTTTCACCAACTAACCAACTCCAACCAACCAACCAACTAATTTCCTTTCTTAAGATTTTAAAGTTTTTCATTATTGTCTTTCATTTAAGAATTATATAAATCTTATATAAATCTTATATAAATCTTATATAAATCTTAGCTGGCATGAAATTTGCTTAGAAAAAGGGGGCGCTATGGTAGGCGCCCCCTGATTCCTTACCCGATATTGTTCCGGGCGTTCACTAAGATTGTTGCGAATGCGAGCGCGTTGGCGTCATCGCTTTCTGGGTTCATTGCTTTCTCTATGGCATTTTCGAAACGTTCGTTTGTGAAAAGCTCCGCGAAAAGATCTGACTGCTTTTCTGTCGAATTGAATGGCATTAAGATTGCGCCCACTTCTTTCAAAAGTGCTTCGACAGAAGCTTCCCGTTTTGTCCCTGCAGGTTTCTTTGCATCGTCGTGTAGCGGCCAGTTTCCCGCATTGTTTTGGATGCCACTGTAGGTTGTCAAGGCCCTTGCCAAAAATTCGGTCTTGGAAGCGGCCCGAAACTCTCCGAAATCTCGTTTGGTGTTTTTCTTCGCTTGCGTATCGTATACATCTGGCGTGGAATCCTTGGCCAGGGCTTCTGCCATACTGTCCTGCAGATTCCAAAAGGTATCCAAAATGGCATGGGCGCTTTCGTCGTCCATACTCTCTGGAATATCCGATACAAGGTAGACGTTCAATTTATCGAATGGTGTTTCGACCTTTTTGTCGTCGATCTTAGCTACACTTTTTCCGATCGTTGTGCCGATCTTTACTCCCTCTATTGTGTCAATCTTGTTTGTAGCTTCCTTATAGCTCTTCGATTCTAAGGTCTTTTCGATCTTAGTTTTCTTGGTAGCCATTTGGCTTCCTTTCGTCTTTAGGTGATTTATGTTCGCTTGTATCATTGCCCTATTTTTTATCTCCTTTCTTCACTTTTTTTTTCGTTACCTTAAATATAAGCAATATTGCAGAAAAAAGCAAGTTATTTTTTTATTTTTTAGGGGCCTAAGTTATTGTTTATAAAGGAGTTACGGGTATACTGCCCAGATGTGCACTATAGTTGATTGGGCCTAAGCGTTTCCGTATATTATAAGAGAGAAAAGATATATTATCCGTTTACCCCTTTAAGGCTCTATTACCAAGCAAAAAGCGTGCCAAACGAAAATGTCAAGAACTTTTTTCATTTATTTTGAGCAGCAATAATCGTGCCAGCCGAAATGTCAAGAGAAAATAGTTCTTATACTGCGTTGTGCAACGTAGTACCAAGTGCTACAGAATCCGCACACGTGGTACCAAGTAGTATCCCCAAGGGCCGGGGGTACTTCCGACGTTTACGCAGTGGCGGAAGTAGGTAAGCGTGAACTATTTTGCATGATTTCAAAAGTAACCCTTGAGGATGCAGCTAAATCTTAAACGAAGGATCATTAATATCGGATTTCGATATTATAGTCGGACTTAAATAATGAATAACGACTTAATAAAAGATCGCGTCATTGATTATGCACGCCTAATTACTTTGTTGTGTTATCAAGGACTGTCTGCCAAAGCTGCTGCTAAGGAGATGGATCTTACACATAAAGACATCGAGACAGCTTTAGCGAAGCCTACTGTCCAGAAGATGGTAGTCGATGCACAGAAGTCTAGGCACAAATTAATCGCGCATATACCTATAGCAAATTATGCTAACCGACTAAAGAAACTAGACAACCTGTTTAATGAGGCATATGCATCAGGTGAACATGACGTATGCTTAAAAGCATTGGCAAGTGCCAGAGATGAAACTAAAACAATCATTGCAGTGAATAATGAAGAGAAAGTTGCATCACCATCAATTACAGTCAATATAGAAAAGTATGCTGTTAACGAATCTGAGTGGGTACAAGAAAATGACATCAAAGGAGAGTTGACTAATCTAGTTAAAATACGTAAGATAGACCCAGTCGATATAACATCTTCTCCCACAGAGACTGCTACTACAAAGGATTACAAACCAGTTACCCGTGTAGTTCCCTAATGCGTAAAACGGCTATTTTATATGGACACCATCCTGACTACTCTGATGTTGACTACAAAATAGATGCAACACATTTGTGTGCAAATTACTTAGGTAAACTTTCTTTGGACCCTGTAGATGAAATATTATCCCAAGGATATACAAGTTTATGTGTTGCAGTTATATATGGTTGTATTAATGAGGTTATAGAAAAGTTTCATAAGTGGGAAAACATAGACGATCTTCACCATATATATAATAGATATACTGATGGAGAGCCTGTTGCTAACTTAGCATCAGAATATGGTTTATCTATGAAATTGTTTAAGCAACTATTAAAGGATTACGAAACAGAATGGGTAAAAGAGGATCCTATACAAGCATTCGACTTTGCTAAACCATTCTTTGAACATTTAGATATAGACCCTACTGATGCTTTGTTGTTCGCTAAAGATGTAGTTGACGGAACTAGGCAGCTAGGAATTACTGAAGTAGATAACGCACACATAGCAATGCCGGAACTAAGATCTACCTATGCCAGTCACCCGTAAAAAAGAACGTATAGCAGCATACGATATTGACATTGCTTTGCAACCGAAGCAATTTGCGTTGCTTGATGCAGTCAAACGGGGCACACGTCATCCCTTTTATGGAGGTGCTCGTGGTGGAGGCAAGAGTTATGCTTCACGTTTTATCATGCTTGCTATGTTGTTGCAGAATCCTAAGACTACAGGATTACTTGTACGACGCACATTTAAACAATTAGACGGTAATCATATACGACCGTTGTTCAGGCAGTTTCCAGAAATGCGTTCTTGGTATAATAAAAGTGAAGGTGTGTTGTATTTGCCTAACAATTCTGAATGGCAATTTGGGCATTGTGAACATGAAGATGATGTGTATCAGTATCAAGGGCAAGAATACGACTACGTGGGTGTGGAGGAAGTCACACAATTTACAGAATTCCAATGGGAGATTCTAACTACTTGTAATAGAACTTCCAACAAAGGAATTAAACCTGTTATGTGGGCTACAGGTAACCCGGGGGGTATTGGGCACTTGTGGGTTAAGCGTCTTTGGATTGACAGAGAATTTAATAAAGATTTAGAAGACGAAGCTGATTACAGGTATATTCCTGCACGTGTATGGGACAATCCAGCTCTAATGGAAGCTGACCCTAAGTACGTGAAGGTATTGGAAGCGATTAAAGATCCTGAGATTCGACGGGCATTCTTAGCAGGTGATTGGGATATATATCCAGGTCAGTTCTTTACTCAGTTTCAACGATCGCAAATAGAAATTAAGAGTTTTGACGTACCTGAGAACTGGCCTATCTATGGAAGCTATGATCATGGAACAACCAGTCCCGCCTCCTTTAGTTTGTCCACTGTCGATTACGACGGACGTGTATATAGAATATGTGAATATTATCAAGCAGATCGGTCCGTCTCTGATCACGCAAAAGCGATTAAAGAGAGAATCAACTCTTGCCCGTTTACAGATGGTCGATCACCAGCGTTGATATATGCTGACCCATCTGTCTTTACTAAGGTTCGTGTAAGTGAAGAGAATACAAAGTCACCTGCAGATATATTCGCAGAACATGGAGTTTATTTAACACGAGCTAACAATGATCGCGTACCTGGGTGGGCTATCTGTAAGGATGCTATCATACACGATAAATTTTTTGCCTTTGCTGGATGGAATGACAATTTCTTTCGGACTGTACCGGGTTTGCCACGCAGTAATAGAAACGTAGAAGATGTAGATACAGACGCAGAAGATCATGCAGCTGATGAGTGGCGTTATGGCATGGTGCATATGTACAAACCTGGAAAGCCTAAGTTCGGCCAGAAATTTGGATCAGGACAAACTATCCTTGATTCCCTTGATGATTATGAATCATATGGCCGCT